AAGAAAAATCCTTGAGGCAGAGTCATGAAAGCCCCATTAATTACCCGGATCATCAAAGCTGCGGCTACCCGCTGCGAAATGTCGGCGTTAGACGTGGCAAAGCAGACGGGGATCCCCTATCAAACATTAATGTATAGATACAGAAATCCGGGGACATGGCGACTCTATGAATGGGGATCCCTAATGCGGCACATACATTTTGAAGAAACAGAACTTAATCAAATATGGAAGGAGGTGCAAGGGTGAAAAAGTTAATAATGGCGGCGGTGTTATCCATGGCAATCGTCACGCCCTGTCATGCCGAAACAACGTGCCACGATCTGGTCATGAGTTACATCATCCACGATCAGGATCCACCACAGGAGCCCGGAGACATTCTTTATTGCGAGGACGAGACCGAGCATAAGCTGACGGCCACCACGGGATACTGTGAGGGCACTCACGGGAGCCACGGCGACCGGATGCGGCAAGGATATGTCGCTTATACTCCGGAAAGCTACGGTTGTGCAATGGAGATTTATGAGGCGGTTCCGACAGAGTGCGGTTATGAGCTCGGTGACTATCTCGGATTGTATGAGATAAAAGATTGCGGTTATGGACGAAGCACCGGACAAGGGAAGAGCCGGGTTCGGTCTGACAAAAAGAACCAGGGCACGATTGAGGCCGGGCTATCAGTTGACCGATATGCTCCCACGCTTCAGGAGTGCCGGGAATGGATGAAAGAGACCAATGGAATGATATTCATCCGGATCATTGAGGCTAAGGGATAAGGAAGGAGGGAAAAGGTGATTTACACAATAACAATTATTCAGAGTACCAGCCGGATCCGGTTCGGATTTAACCGCTTTTCAGATATGGAAAGTTTTCTTACTACAGTCATGGAAACCGTGGAGGGCTTTGATACCGGAGAAACTACGGTCATTGTGGCAAGGGAAGAAGAAAACCCCGCCAGCGGCAACTGACGAGGCATGAGAGAAAAGCAACCAAAACTTAACTCGCTAACTGTATTTTAACACAGAAAGGGAAATAATCAAAATGGCAGATACACCGAGTTTATACGAATTAACGAACGACCTTAACGCCCTCTTGGATCTCGGATATTCCGAGGATGATTCCGAGGCATTCATGGACACCCTTAACGGGATCATGGGTGGGATTCAGGACAAGGCTGACGGCTATTGCGCCGTATTGAGCCGCTTTAAGAGCAACGTGGACATGATAAAGGCAGAAGAAACACGCCTGAAAGCACGCCGTGAAGTGGTTGAGCATAATATCGAACGCATGAAAGAAGCCTTGCAGATGGCGCTGGAAACTATGGAAGAGGGCGGAATGAAGCCGGAGATTAAGACCGGGCTACATACCATCAAACTCGCTGGCAACGGCGGAAAACAGCCCATGAAAGTTGATGAGGACAATGTTCCGGATAATTACAAAGTGGTTATCTATCAGACGGATAAGGAAAAGATCCGGAAAGAGCTTGAATCCGGCAAGGAGTTGGAGTTTGCGGAGCTGCTTCCCAGAGGGCGACACATATCAATTAGATAAGGAGGAAAAAAGTATGGGATTTCCAGTATTAATCATGGGCGAAAGCGGCAGCGGGAAAACATATTCCATCCGGAATTTTGACCCCGCCGAGGTTGGGATCTTTGCAGTGGAAAAGCCGTTCTTGCCGTTCAAAAATGACAAAGGCTTCCAGGTGGCGAAGAATGCAACCTATGAATCTATCGGGGCGGTTCTTAAAGATCCTCAGAGAAAAGCATATATCATTGACGATTCACAGTACCTTCTTGTCAATGAAATGTTTGACAAGGCAAAGGAGACGGGTTACGGCAAATTTACGGATATCGCTCTCCACTTCAGGAACCTTATCCACGCTATTAACCACAACGTGCCGGATGATGTGATTATTTACTTCCTGCATCACACGGAGATTGACGGGAACACCGGGCGGACAAAGGCCAAGACCGTCGGTAAGATGCTCGACAATCAGCTCACAGTTGAGGGGTGCTTTTCCATTGTTCTGCTGGCAATGGTGGAAGGTACGGAGCACTTTTTTATGACACAAAGCGACGGATACACCACCGCCAAAGCACCGGAGGGTATGTTCCCGGAGATCAGGATCCCGAATGACCTGAAAGCGGTTGATTCGGCTATCCGTGAGTATTACGGCTTATCGAAAGGAGATACCGACAATGGCAAAGGAAAAGAAAATAAAAATCAAAAAGAAAGCAACTCTTAACCCTCAGGGCGGTATCACATTAACGCCTGAAGCGGTGGACTGTTTAATCAGTATCATGCAGAAAACAGGATTGAGCGCAAGGATAGCAGCATCCACCATCATAACCCAGGCAGTACACGGCGACATGATTGAATTTGTTGAAGATGAAGAAGAATAGGAGGTATTAAGACATGAAACCAATCAACATGAAAGACGTTAAAGAGGCTGGAGATTATACGAGGCCGGATCCCGGGGCATACATTTGCACCATAACCAACGCGGAGAACTTTGAAAGCAAGGAATATCTGAAAGTTTCCTACGATATCGCAGAGGGTGAGTTTAAGGGCTATTACGGCGAAATGCGCTCCAATAACCCTGATTGGTTATGGGCCGGTGCTTATGTGAAATCATACAAGCCCGCAGCGCTCCCCATGTTCAAGAGGTTCTGCACGGCGGTGAGTCGTTCAAATGGAGCCTTTGTATTTGACGGCGGAGAGGTCAACGCCGACGAAAAGACGCTGATAGGTAAGAAAATCGGGCTTCTTTTGGGTGAGGAGGAGTACTACGGCAACGATGGCGAGAAAAAGACACGCCTCTATGTCAACCGGGAATTTTCCATTGACAAGCTCAAGGATCAGAAAGTCCCGAAGCTGAAAGCCCTGAAAGAAGAAGCTACCACAACGTCATCTATTGATGATTTTGTGAACGTGCCCGAGGGATCCCCCGAGGGGACACCGTTTGATTGACCATGTGGATCATCGAGGACAGCCGACAACAGGCGGACAAACATAATATCAAGCATGAGGGCTTTACCGCACTAGGCGTTGATTTGGTGCGGTGCAAGCTCCCCTGGGGAGATTATGCCAATATTCCACGGATCAGTATTGATACAAAGAATAGTATGGATGAGATCGCCGGGAATATCTGCGGCAAGGAACATCAACGCTTTATCAATGAGTGCAAGGCCGCAAAAGAGGCCGGATGCAAGCTGATTGTACTTGTGGAAAATACGCTCGGAATTACGGACATATCCGAGGTGCATACCTGGATAAATCCACGGGTGATTTATTCCCCGAATTGTGTTCAGGGGGCACGGCTACAAAAGGCCATGGAAACAATATCCGAGCGGTACGGCGTAACCTTCATGTTTTGCCGCCCTGAAGAATCGGCGCAAATAATAAAGGATCTGTTAAATGAATGAGTTGTTAAATGCGGCGCTGAAATACGCCACAAAATACAAATGGGCGGTTTTCCCGGTGTCACAACAGACCAAGAAACCGCTCACCCCACACGGGTGCAAGGACGCCAAAAAGAACACGGGAGCCATCCGGGCATGGTGGAAACGATACCCAGACGCATCAATCGGAGTCGCCACGGGATCCGCTTCCAATCTGTTAGTGATTGATGAGGATGTGGACGAGGATAAAGGTCTGAACGGCGTTCATGAAATGCAGCTCTGGGAACGTGACAACGGAGAGCTTCCCGAAACAGTCCGGGCTATCACCGGGCGAGGGGGCGCTCACCTATATTTCCACTACTCCGGAAAGGATCTCGGGAATCGTGCCGGGGTGATCGATGGTGTGGACGTGCGAGGCGAGGGCGGTTATATTATCGCTCCGCCATCCATCCATCCGAATGGGACACAGTACGAATGGGAATGCGATCCGGAAGAAACAGAGCTATCAGAGATTGACGACAATGTAAAAAAGCTTCTCGCACTCACCAAAAAGACGCCCGGCGCAAAGTTCAAGCTACCACAGAAAATTGAGGCGGGACAGCGCAACTCGACGCTTTATCGGTTTGCGTGCTCACTCCAATCACAAGGGCTGACGGATGAGGCTATCCACGCCGCCGTTATGGCGGAGAATGAAGCCCGCTGCACGGATCCACTCACAGAGGAAGAGGTAAACCAGCTGATAGGTTCCGCCCTGAATCATGTCAAGGGCGAGCTGAAAGTTATCGAGCAGACTAATTATCCACTCCGGGAGCCTCAGTTCACTTGCGTGCTGGATAAGGACGGCGTCCCCACGGATAAGATCGCACAGACCATCAAAAATGCCGAAGAGGCTATCATGTACGATCCCGACTTGTACGGGCGGTTACGGTTTAATGAGTTGTCTTATTCTCCATACGTTTATGGTAATTTGCCCTGGGGCTCCGGATCCGGATGGCGTGAATGGACAAACGCCGACGACAGTAATTTGCGGAGCTACATAGAGTCAAAATACGGTCTGAAAATCAAAGACAAGATCATGGACGCCCTGAATAATGTTATCCATCGACAGACCATTAACCCCGTTAAGGAAATGCTGGAGACGGCACACAGTGTATGGGACGGAAACAAACACGTTGAAAACCTTTTGACTCGGTTCGTGGGAGCGGAAAAGACTCCATACAATACCGAGGTTATGCACCGCTATATGTTGGGAGCCGTCAAGCGGATATATGAGCCCGGGTGTAAGTTCGACTATATGCTGATACTTGTGGGAAAACAGGGCAGCTATAAATCGAGTTTTCTGAAGTTTCTGGCGGTTAATGAGGAGTGGTTTGCTGATAACTTCAATACTCTTGACGGCGATAAAGCTTTTGAGAAATTGCGGGGTATGTGGATTGTGGAAATGTCCGAGCTTCAGGCTACCAAACGGGCGAAGGACGTGGAATCCATAAAAGCGTTTATTACTTCCAGTACAGACACTTACAGAGCGCCATATGAACGCCGGACGGAGCAGCGGAAGCGCCAATGTGTACTTGCGGGGACTTCCAATCCGGTGGACTTCTTGACAGATAAGACCGGAAACAGGCGCTTTTTACCCGTCACGTGCTCCGTGCTCCCCGTCAAAAACCCATACGACGACTACAATGAAACGCGGTTCGAGTTTATTCAGGCATGGGGCGAGATCATGGACGAATACAAACGAGCGGGCGGAGACGTTTCCGTGGTACTTCCAAAGGAATACGAAGATGCCGCCATAGCTGCACAAATGGCGTATCTGGAAGATGATCCCGACATAGGAATCATTCAGGAATGGCTTGACAACTGTAACCGTGAGAGGGTGTGTGCCATGATGATATGGCGTGAGGCGATGGGCGTGGAGGCTATGCTCCCGACAAAAAAGGATATAAATCACATTCACGACATCATGAAGAATAATATCTCCGGCTGGGAGTATGTCGGACGGCAAAAAATAACAGGGTATGGAGTCCAACGGAGCTACCAAGCTTGCTTTAGGGATGTAGACAATCCGTTTTTGTGATTTTTGGTTGCCGTGGTTGCCGTCCGGTTGCCGTGATTTTGGGTTATCGGCAACCGCCTTAAAGGCGCATGGTTGAGCGGTTTATAGGGTGTTGGTTGCCGTGTTGCCGTAAAAAATGATCTATAACTATAAAAAAAATAAATATATATATATAAATAGGTTTAAAGGGATTTATGCCCTTATCGGCAACCAAAAGCCGAAAAGCCTTGTAAATACTAGGTTTTTGACGGTTGCCGTTAATGGTTGCCGATCGAGATTGGAAAGGAAAAATAACACATGACTATCAATGAAGAAGATATCAACGCCGTCAAAACGTGCAGCGGGACTTTGTGGAATACTTTTAAGGATATTTGCAGCGCTGCCGCCAAGATGGACGATAAAGAGAAGCTGATCGACATGGCCTTTGTGGAATTTAAGCAAAAGGTCGCCACATACAAAAACACGCCCGTGTATGGATACGCCGTTGGTTATGCTCACGATCTATTGGACATGCTGGAGCGGTTCCTATATCCCGGATCTATAAAGAAAACTAACTACATGGACGTTAAGCGAATGCAATACGCTGAGTTTTGTGAGTACTTAAAGGATCCGAATCCCGGCGACCTGATAACAGTGATCCAGGATGATAAGGATCTGGCACGAATTAAGGTGAGGACGGTGATAAACGCATGAGAAGAAAAATACTCGATACCCCCAAAGTGATTCAACAATGCCTGAATTGCCCGAAAGATAAATGTGATAACTGCATTGGAAAAGGACATGATTCCTCAATAGACCGGGAACCGCACAAGACACAGATTCGGCTATGCGTGGGGGTGAGGAAATGAATTGTAATTTAGAAAAGCCAAAAGCCTGCTTTAATTGCCCGTATTCCGACTGCATAGAGGACAGTGAGGCAAATGAGCAGGAAGAAAAATTAATATTAGAGTTTAGGAATCCCCCGACTAAGAAAGTGCAACGCAAAAGAGCGGCTTGGAAAGCCTATTATATGGCTCATAGAGACGAGTTAAGGGACTACTACAGGAAATATAGGCAGACAAACAAAGAACGCCTTAAATCGTACAGGAGAGCTTATTACTTGGCTCATCGTGAGGAGACATTGGAAAGACAAAGAATTTACGATCAGCGCAGGAGGGAGCAAAAAGATGCTTGAGAAATTCATGGAATGGCTAAATTCCGAAATAGATGGGCTAAAGCAAAGCAGAGATAATGTGTATCTCTCCGGGAAACTCGCAGAAGCTATCAGGATCCGGCAGGCTGTTTGTGATATGGATTTTAAGAATCCGGGAGTTGATCGGGAAATAATTGAAAAGGTAGCTGAAAAGATTTGCCGTAGATATTGCAGATTCCCCGAGGTATACCCGGAAGGTGAAGCAGAGAGGATGATAGAAGAGCGGTGTCATAAGTGTCCGTTGAATGAAGTGATTAAGTAAATGAGCAAAAGAACTATGAACGACCTTAAATACTTCCAGAGTATGCCTTTGGATGTAAAGATAGGTTTAACAAAGACCCGAATAAGGGAATGGGTAAATCAGTACGGTACAAATGGCGTATATGTATCATTCTCCGGGGGTAAGGACAGCACAGTTTTACTTGATATAGTGAGGTCAATGTACCCGAATATCCCGGCGGTGTTTGTGGATGTTCCCACGCAGTACCCGGAGTTAAAGGAATTTGCAACGAGCTTTGATAATGTGACGGTGGTTAAGCCGAAAATCAGTTTTGCGGCAGTCTGTGAAAAGTACGGGTTTCCTTTAATCAGCAAAGAAGTGTCTGAATGTGTGCAGGGTGCGAGAAAATACTTGACAAGCCTGTTAAATGATCGAAACGCTGTTGACAGACAGACAGACAGACAGACAGACAGACAGACAGACAGACAGACCTTACCGCTATTGGTACGACAGAGTAACAGGAACAGGGAAGTATCAGAAAGCCCGTATCCCTAGCGTGGATAATGCAAGCCTTATAAATCCTACGAGGGGGGGTACGATAGAAAGTATCGCAGAATCCGAGGAATTGGCGAGTTTACTAAATGCCCGAATGACGCAGAAAGCCGGGGGCAACAATCGGAGATTGGCAATAATGTTGGGAATGCTGACAAAGGACAGGGATCATCCGATACAGGCGAATATCCTTAGTAAGGATAGATCAATGTTTTCGCTTGAAAAGTATAAATTCTTCCTTGATGCACCTTTTGAAATCTCAAATAAATGTTGCAACGTGATGAAAAAAGACCCGGTACACAGATATTCAAAGGAAACAGGCAGAAAACCTATAACCGCACAGATGGCAGAAGAAAGCCGATTAAGGACGCAGAAATGGCTACAACACGGTTGTAATGCCTTTGAAGCAAAGAACCCTATAAGCAACCCTATGAGCTTCTGGACGGAACAAGATGTATTACGCTACATCAAAGATCATAAGCTCCCTATATGTTCTGTATATGGCTCTGTAGTGGAAGATTACGACAAAACAGACATAATCCCCGGGCAGACTACTTTACCCGGCTATGAGGATGAAATACCACTTAAGACCACGGGATGCAATCGGACTGGTTGTATGCTTTGCGGTTTTGGATGCCATCTTGAAAAAAGCCCGAACAGATTTGAAATGCTAAAAGAATCACATCCGGGGATGTACACGCTACTCGATAAGGTTAAAAATAACGGCTATACCATGAGAGAAGCTATTGAGTGGATCAATGAACACGGAAACATGAACATAAGAATTTAATAGCGGCGGTGCCGGAGTCAATCCCCGGTTAAATGCTCCAACAACTCAATAATTGCCATTATACATAACCCCTTACAGGCACACACACACGGAATACTGCATCTAAAGGAGACAGCCGCCAAATGAAAGGAGCAAAATGAGATACCCAAAAGATCCGTCCGAATACTGTTATCACACAGAATGGACGATTATTAACGACAACGAAGATAAGGATTATCAATGCACTATTTATCACAAAGAGCTTTGTTACGGCAATTTAGATTGTCCGGATTATAAGCCGAGGAAAGGGGATAAGACGGAATGAGCAAATGGATACCCGTAAAAGAGAGGTTGCCGGAAGATACTGAACCCGTCAATATCACGTGGGTTAATCATAATCCCGAAACATATTATGCAGATATCAAGGATAAGCCATTTACGGCTACGGGGCATTACTGTAACGGTAAATGGTGGTGGTACTCCGTGACCTGTCAAGATTATCTTGATGAATACGGACGATTTGAGGTTGATGCTATGGATGATGATATTGAGGTAATAGCATGGATGCCACTTCCAGACGCATATCGGGAGGACGGTGCAGAATGACTAACAGGGAAAAATTTCAAGAAGTATTTGGATTTACGCCACCAAAAGAATCATGTGTTAAACCTTTTGATGTACCCTGTGAACATAAGTATACAAAAGAAGAATGCAGAGATTGTGTATTTGATGATTTTTGGGATTGGGAATATAGAGAGGACGGTGAAATGAAATGAAAGACATATTGATTTTAACCACAGTGATAGGTATTTGGGGAATGTTTATTACTATGAGCTTAAGTAGCATATCGGATCGTTTGAGGGAGATAAACGAAACCTTAAAGAAGCTGAAAGGCGGTGCAAAATGAATGATTTAATCAGAAAAAGAGATATTGATTATATATCAGCCCCGATAGCACCTGTGCTAAAGGGTGAGAATGTGCATTATGAGTATGTGGCTTTCAGAAAACAGATAGAGGATATTTCACCCGTTCCTGCTATCCCCATTCCCGACAATGCTACAAACGGTGATGTTATCAAGGCTTTATTTCCAAGAATAAAAATAAAAAAGTACCCTACATTTCTAAGAGTTATAGAGGGTGAAGAATATATCCCAATGACTTATGATTGGTGGAACAGCCCATATAAGAGAGGTGAGACGGAATGACCAGAGATGAAGCAAGCAACATACTTGATGATTATGATGTTAATTTTGACGGACACACAGCAGAGGAAATAGCAGAAGCGTTTGAGGTAGCATTTAGAGCATTAGAGCAAGAGCCATGCAATGAAGAATTGGATTTTGTGCAGGAGCACAAGAAGATCTCATGTAACCTCATTGTCGAGCCTTGCGAGGATACTATCAGCCGTTCTGATATGCTTGACGCTATCGGACACGGTACAGTTTATACGAGCGAGGACTTGCAGAAGATTATTAAGGCTTTACCACCCGTCACACCACAGTACACAGAAGATGAAATTCAAAAGATGCAGGATTTAGAGCAGGCAGAAATTGATAAGTCTTATGAATTGGGTAAGGCAGAAGGGCAGAAAAGCGAGGGTAAGGAATGAGTGATTGTAGATACTGTGTAAATATGGATGATTGTCAGTACATTGTAGCTCCGAATGATTGTGAAGATTTTGAAGAAACCTTTGAACATCATTGGGAAATGATGGATGACATTGAAAGAGAAGAATACTTCAAGGCAGAAAGTGAGGTTGAAGAATGAGTGAATGGATAAAGTGCGACAGATGCAACAAAATAACCCAAGCGGATAGTTGTGGAGAAAAAATGTATAAAATTGGTGTAGATGGTTTTGACGGATATTCCACATTTCATGTCTGTGAATGGTGCTTACGTTCATTTTATTTAGATTATCTCGGATGGGTATGGAATGATGATGAAGGTCAGTATGAGCCGCAGGAAAGTGAGGAATAAGAGATGAAACTGATAATTGATATACCAGAAGATGTAAGAATTGCAATATCCCGGATGGGGTTATTAAGAATCCCCGATGAAATGCAAACAAAGGTTGATAAGGCAATTCAGCACGGCACACCGCTTGATAATGTAAGAGCCAAGATAGAGGAAATTGAAACATACGATGGACTTTATATCGACAGGGCTTATGTATTGCAGATTATCGACAAATACAAGGCAGAAAGGAGCGATAAGGAATGAGCGACACAAAACAAGAACTCCTCCGAGATGAATGGCACTTTAACCACCTTGAAGAGTGCGGAACGTGTAAGTTTATGATCCGGCGCAAGGGGATAAACTATTGCAACAATCCCGACTCCGAAATGTGTGGTATCAACGTTGACTATGATGACGGGTGTGGGAAGTATCGGGAGGGGAAAG